ATCAAGGCCCGTGACCTCTGCCTCAATACGACGCCGCAGCTCTGCGGCCGTATCGGCCATGAGCTGTTTAAATTCACTCCTGGTGATCTTCCCTTTGATCTGGGTCGACATCAGCCGTAATCCCTGGCGAGTTCGGCCGCGAACGGCTCGATCACCTCAAGCAATGGTTCAGCAAGGTGCGGATGCGACTGCGTCACGAACTTGGCGAAACGCTGCATCACGTCTGTGGCAATCGACAGGCGCGACAGTTCGGGGCTCGCCTTGCCAACAGCCGCCATGGTCTTGGTGAAAGCATCGGCCAGCCGCGACAAGATTTCAGCCTTGGCGAGCGGCTTAATCGCGGCATCCGCCTTGACGCCTTCGACGGTTGCCTGATGCAAGGCCAGATAATCTTCCAGGATCATCTGGGCAATCAGCTGGGTGCCATCACCGGACATGCGCGCGGCCGACCTTGCGCGCTCCCAGTCATCGCCATCGGCTTCCGCCTTGGACTTCCAGCGCCGCACCGTGGCGATGCCGATCTCGAAGCGATCGGCAATCGTGTCCAGGCCTTGCCGGTCGTAGACATAGGCCGCGCGGACTTTGGCAACGATTTCTTGAGCGTGCGCCATGGTCAGCGCTTCAGTTCTTCAAGCGCTATTGAGAGTGCCTGACGCGCGACGCCGGCAGTGATGTTCGGTCGCTTCACGCCAGGATGATCGCGTTTGCCTTCGGCCACCCAGCCGCCGGCCTCTGTCAGAACGCCGACGATCGAACCGCTCTTCACCTCGCCGACAATCAGCTCTTGCTCATTGAGCCAGATCAATTCGGAGCGGACCTGCTGCCGATCCGCCATGATGTGAACGGCATTGACCAGGTCAACGATCAGGCTTTCATGCGCGCACCGGCCGGGACAATCGAGAAGTGCTCGCAAGATAGCAATGCGCAGGTGCTGAACCCAGGCGTCCGCGACGGCGGCAGTTGTTCCGTTCATCGCGACCTCGCTGCATCAACGAAAATCTGCTCGTGCCGCGTCACGACGGACTCCATCCTGGTCATCAGGCCCATGATGCTGCCGTACTCGGCACGGGCCAGCTTGATTTCCCCGACAGCTTCCGCGAGTTCGAGTTGAAGGCCATGAAGCTCGTCCTTGGTCGGCATCTGCTGAATGGCAAATTTCGCCGCACTCAATTCTTCCTGTAGCGAATGGAAGTCGTCTTTCTTGGGCATGTGCTCGATGACGAGTTCGAGCTTTTGCACGCGACTGGCGATGGCGGTCATTTCTTTGCCCCGGCTCTCATGATCAGCCTTGGTCGCAAAAGCCTTGCGCATCGACCAGGAAACCCAAAATACAAAGGCATTGACGATCAGTAGAAAGATCGTCGGACCGTAATCCTTTATGACCTCCATCAATCACGGCACCTTCTTTTCAAGCCGCCGCTGGCAGTCGATGCAGCGACGTGCCGCCGGATATGCCAAGCGGCGCTGTTGATCAATCGGCCCACCACAACCGAGGCAATCGGTACGACCTTCTTCCTTGACGTGGGATACGACGTCGGCAATGGCGATTTCGGTCTGCTGGATCTGCAGCTGCTGTGCGTCGTCGATCTCGTCACTCATGAAACGCCTATTTGGTCCGCATAGTTGGTGATGCGCTTGAGCCAGTCCCAAAGAGCCGGATACTTGTCTTCGGGCAGCGTCTCCAATTCCTTGCCAACGGCGGGGCCAGCCTTGGGAAATGGTGGCGCGTCGTATTGAACAGGGTCAGAGGCTGTTGTTGCGCATCCGCTGCAACACAGCATCCCGATCAGCGCGAGGCGCCGCAGCGACTTCAAGCTGCTCATCCTTCACCTTCACCTCTGCTTGGAGTTGATCGATCTTGGCATCCTGCCGGCCGGCTTCTCTCGCCGCCGTCGGACCGGCCAGGGTTTGGACGATCCACAGGAGGATCTTGAGAAGCCAGGCCGGCATGATCCTCAGGCTCCGACCGACGAAGTCGCGGCCGACGTTGCGGCGGTCCCGGTGCCGGTGGCGGTGGCCTGAACGCCAAGGAACTTGCCAAGACGCGCCTCGATCAATTGCTCAAGGTGCTCCTGGTCCAACCCGAAATGCGCCAGCGCGTCGGGCACGCGATCAATCAGGTAGTTGGTCGCATGGGCGATTGTCTCATTATGGACGTCGATTTTGAGGTTATTGGCGGCAGCCTTCTGGACCTGCACGGTCGCATAGGAAATCGCCTTGTCGATCGCCGGATCGAGATAACTCCGGGTGACATTGTCGAGATCGATGCCGGTCTTGGCCGTCAGAAATTTGGTCAGTGCCCTGACGCCGAAATGAGCAGCCGATGCCAGCACGGCCGCAGCGATGCCAGACAACGTCAGGATGATGTTGCCGAGATTGATGTCAGTCGAAGGCAGGGCGGCGGTGATTCCGTCATCGGCAAAGGCGACCATTGGGAACAGCAAGCTGGCCGTTACAGCGGCGGCCGCAAATAGGATGTTGGCAACCAGGCCACGGCGACGCGGCGACAGGAAACCAAAAAGGCGATCAGTGATGGGTGTCGCCAGAATGGCGATCCCGAATAACCCGGCCAGCGTCAGGACGCTTAAAAGCTTGTACATGGTGTCTCCTAGAGATACGGCGCCACCAGGCGCTTGTAGTTGGCAATGAAATCTTCCTCGCGGCCGGCGCCTTGAGGTGTGTTGTAAACCCGCTTCCAAACGCGGGCATGGCCGGCAATGTCACCGGGTGTGGCCATCGGCACTGAGGAACGCCAATACTTGATACGGGCCATCGCGGTCGCGAATGCCCAGTTGCTGGCAAGCTGCTCTTTCATCGCAGGGCGCGCGGCGAGCAACGTCATCACGCGATCGCAGAGCGCGCGGTTGTCAGCGAAGTGCAGGTAGTTGTCAAAATTGTCCTTGAGGCTCGGCTCTTCCATCTGGTAGGGGCCGATGCCTGGACCAAGCGTGTCATCGTTCGGACCGGTCACCTGGTCCAGATACTCGAACTGGCTTTCTTGGGCGATGGTCCCAAGCAGCAGTTCGATGGATGCCGGGCTATTGAAGCCCGGCAATCCTTGGCCGACATAGTTGAGTGTCGGGACGATGACAAAGTTCTTGAGTTGACGTATTTTCATCCAGCGATGATGTTTCATCGCAGCCCTGACGGGCACCCGGCACTTGTTCCGGGTAGATAGTTAGTCCGCAGTCGTCTCGTTTGGCTTGGGGCTGAACATATCTATCTGTCGGCTGTCAGGTCTAGCGCCTTGTCTCACTTGCCGAACCCAGCGCGCCGAGACGCCAAAGAGTGCGGCCACTTCACTTGTCTTGCCATCGGCGCCGACGATCAGGCGCTTGCGATGGCGTGCCGACGCCAGGGTCGGCAGGAAGAGTTTGTCGCCGCCATAGCGCGCGCTGAGTTTGGATGCGGCGTCCATACCGACGATCTGCACTAGACGCGTCGCCGCATTTGGCTCCTTGGGCACATAGCAATAATCATGGCCGCGATAGGCATCGACCAAATTGAGTGTTGGACCGGTACCTATCAATTCGGCGATCTCGACCAGGCTGGCAGGCCAGCCACGCATGATGTCTGTCATGATGAAACCCTCTTTAACCAGGCTTTTAACGCTTCAATGACAACGGTCGATTGGTCGATATCCAGGAAGTCGGGATCGACCTCGACATTCTCTTGATTGGGATGGATCAGCCGTCCGCAGAAAGCCCGCAAGGCTTGCTTGCTGGGGTTCCGCAGGGCGCCGGCAGTCTCAAGGTTCTTCCAGAGCGCATGAATCAGCCGCGCCGTCTTTGACCTGGCGCGTTTCGGCTGATCCTTGAAGGCGCCAAGCGATTTCATGTGTTCCAAGACCGCCCGGCGCTGTGCCGAATTCAGGTCAGCGGCCGATTGCTTGCCGGTGCGCGTCGATAACATCGCGCGATAGGTGGCATCATCTAGACCGAGTTCCTTCTGACCAATCTTGATCTTGGCAATTTCCTGATTGCGGTGCTGGTCGGTCATGTCTGGCCTCAATGAGTGCGGCTGATGGCCGTCTGGTTAAAATGTGCTGCCAGCTCGGCATTGCTGATGCCCAGATCGACGATGGCCGCACACACCGCGTCGAAGGCGGCCATGGCGGTATCGCTGTCGATCGCTTCGCCAGCCGGCAGCGGGTTGCCGACTAGCGCGGCCAGGCCGCGAATGACATAAGCGCGTGCCTTTTCGCGCTCTGTCGTCGTCAGGGCCGATCGGCGAGCCATGACGACTTGGAGGAAGCAGGCAAGGTCAAGTGATGCAACGATCGTGGGGGCGGTCATGGTTGGCTCACCTCATACTCAGCGAAATTGCGGTTCCAGTCGTAATAGGTGATGGCGAATGCGAACAGCTTCGGCGTTAGAAGCGTCACCATCCAGTTGTCGACAATCACGATCTTGCATACGACGCCATTGATATTGATTGTCGACCCTGGCTTTGGATCTAGCGCGTACCTTCGGCCAGGCTGGATATCGCAGTTAATCACGGCCGCCGCTTATGCCGGCTGCATTGCCCCGAGGAGCGCGCTGCGTTCCTTGGGACCATCGGCCAGCTTCACGCGATCGACGACGCGGCCGGTCAGCATCTCGAAGGCCGCAGCTGCACCCTCGATCGCGAAATATGCCAATCGATTGTTCGCGTCATAAGTTGGTGCGCCGCGCGGGAAGTCAGCAACGCTGATCAGTTTAATCCGGCCTTCGGCAACCATCTTCCGGGCTTCGGATGCGGTCACGGGGCAAAAGACGCTGCGGATGATTGTCGTCATGATGTCCGCCCCTGATTGCTGGTTCCCTTGACATGCTCGATAGCTCTGTCGGTGGGCAACGTCCGCCAATCCGGCCACCGGCGAGCTTCATTCTTTGCCTGCTTTTCTGCGATTGCCTGCGCAATTTCCTCGGGTATGAAACCCTGACGCCATGCCCCATCGAGTGCCAGCAGTACCACGTCAACCCATTCGCTCAAATCATCCGGTTTGGCCTCAATCTCATTCAGCTCCTTACGTATGTGATCGACCACGCCAGCAACCCGCGAGCCGGGACCAAAGGTGCGGACGGAAAACGCTCGCTGCCGATACAGATGTTTAACGAGATCAAATGAGCTATATGTCGGATCAATCATGGCAAACCTCACGCGGCCGCGAGATCGATCGTCACCGGCACCCAGGGTGATTGGGGTGTCTCGCGGCGATAGAACCGGATGTAGGTTTTCGAGCCAACGACGCGGATGCTGTCGCTGATGGCTTCCATGGCGCTCTGCCAGCGCGGGTCTTGGATGTTGACGCGCCGCAGCGCAAAGATGGCTTCGCGGCTGACCTGGCCTTCGCGATCGGTACGGAAAGCATGTTCAACCAGGACGCGGATCTCCGACCGGGCATCTTCCGCCCATTCGGCAATGCATTCATCCACCAGTGTCTTGGCGACCTGCAATTGCGGCCCGAAGCTCAGATGGTCGGCAACGGCAATCTGTACCTTGAGGCAACCGTCATAGGTGCTGAAGGTGACGTTGCCCTTGGCGCCGCCACGGCCGGCGCGGTACTTCTCCGCGATCAGCGACATAAAGGCGCCGACATCGTCAAAGCAATGGCCCTTGAAGCGCGCGATTTGTGCCGACAGCTCATCCGCATAGGCGGACATCTTTTTAACCAGCTGATCTTCCAGCTTGTCGACCTCGTTGACCATGGCTTCCGGGACCATGCGGCCCTTGCTATCCATCCAGAAGCCGGCGGGAATATCTTGCTTGATCTGGTCCATGATTTACCTCTTTGAAAGTGTGATGGCGCGGCTGAGTGCTAGCCGCTCGAAGTGGGGAACCGGTTCCGCTTTGCGGCGGCGACCGAACAAGAAACCGAATAGGCGGGCGATCATCGGCTGTTACCTCTCGATTGATATGGCTTGAGACTTGCTGACAGCCGGCGAAATGCCTTGGCCGCCAGTTCTGGGTTGGCCCTGGCCAAGGCATCGGCGACCTGGGTAAAGGCCTTTCCCAGGTCGCGCGCCTGGTGTTCGATCGGCACCTGGTTGGCCGGCTCCGCTGTCGTCTCGTCAATGATCCGGTCACGGATTGCGGTCAGGGTTTCCAGGAAAGCCGGGTCCTGATCGGACAGGAAATCCACCCGGCGGATGCCGTGCATAATGGTGGTATGGTCACGATTGCCGAATGCGCGGCCGATCTGCGGCAATGAATGGCCGGGCAACAACTTAGCGCAAAGCCACATTGCCACCTGGCGCGGCCGTGCAATCTTGCGAGCGCGGCGTGGCGATGTCAGCAAGCGGACATCCACTCCATAGGCAACGGCCACCCGTTGCAGAATGAAGCCAACCGACAGGCGCGCTGGCTCGCCGGTCATGCGGCACCGCCGGTCAGTGCGACAACCGCCGCAGCCAGCATGTTGGCCTCTGCCGTGACTGGCAGGCGCGTGCTGTGGCCGGCAAGCATCGTCAGTGCCACAGTGCGGGCCATGCCGATATTTGCCGGTGCAACAACAATGGGCGCGTCGCCGCCCTCGGCGATCGGCAGTTTGACCACCAGCGTGATGGCTTGGCCGTCATGATCGCGGACGGTCATGATCTGGCGATCACCGGCAATGCGGTAGGTTTCGACCTTGGCTTGGCGGGTTGCGCCATCAATCTCGACATCGACCGATTGGCCAACGCAGAAGGGAATGGTTGTCATTGCTTGGCTCCATGTAATGCGATGACCGCTGTGGCTAGGTAGTTCAAGATGCGTTGCGTTTCCGCGCCGGGAAGGCTTCTGCGATCAGTCAGGATCGACGTCGCGATGGTCTTGGCGGCATCGACATTGACAGGCGGTACGATGACCTTCGGCTCGATGGCGGGATCTTCAGATCGCTCGATCACCATGAACGTCCAGTGGTCGACGTCGATCATCACCTTGAGGATCGCGCGGCCGCAACAATAGCTGTTCTGATGAATGCAGGCGGCAAGGCGCTGGGCATCATCCATTGAGAAATGTTCGCCGTCTGCCGAAAGTACCGCGCGCATCATGCGGCACCTCCTTTCGGTGGTTCGAAGCTCGGCTTTGGCAACGGGTTGATGCGAACGACGTTGCCTTCGTGGACAACAGCGCCTCGTGCAAACAGCTCTTCCCGCGCGCGCACCTCGTGTGGCACCACACAAAGCTCAAATTGCATGACTTGTCGGCGGATCGAGGCCAATTCGCGGATAAGTCCCCTGACATCATCCCAGGACATGCCGCGCTCCTTGGCGTCAATCAGCGAAGCCATGAAGTTTTCAAGCTCACTTGATGGCAGCATCTTAATTGCCCCTCCGATGGCGGCAGGTCCGGCAATTGGGCTCAAACAACTTACGTTCGAGACCGTGGCCGGTGGTGTTGCGCTGGTTGCGGTGGCATTGATCAAGTGCAATCTCACCGACGACTGGGCACTCGACACTGGCTTCCATCAAGACGCCGCGCACGGCCTGTTCGATGGCGTTTAAACCTGCGTTATACTGATTGCCAATGACCAGGCTGACGGTGGCTTTTGACTTGCCGATCTTGTTGGCGACCTGTGCTTGACTTGACTGATCGCAGGCAAGGGCCAGGGTCTCTATCCAATCCGGCAGGACATCCCCCCACGCGCGCCGCGCCTTGGTGATGCAACTGGCCTTAGCTGCGGCGCTCATGCGTCCACCTCATGATGAACGATTTCGCCCAGGTTCTGGTCAAACACCACCTTGGTCCGCTGCACCATCGGCGGCAGTGGTCCCGTTCTCTTGATCAGGCGGTAGCAGGCCTGTGTCCTCTTAGTGGCTTCCCTGACCACTTGCAGATATCCGGCCGCCTTCAGCGCCTTCAGATACGCCTTGGCGTCGACTTCAGAGACCGGAATTAGATCGGTGCTGGCGGTGCCAGCCAGGTCACGGGGAGAAAAGCTGACGAGTTCCTGCATGGTGCGCCACATTTGCTCGCGCGCGAGGCCTTGCCGGCACGGTGTGCCGTCCCGCTTCAGACGGGGAGCCTCAAGCCCAACGTCGCGCACCAAACGATAGACCTGCGACAGATTACTCGCTGTCGGCTTGACGCCGAAGACGCCGGTTGGCGCCGGCACCTTGTCGTGATGTGCGATGATGCCGCCCTTTAGCAAGCTATGGACATATGTCCGCACCGCGTCGCGATCAGCGCTGATCGCATCGGCCAGCTGGGACATCGTGAAGGTTTTCATCTTGCGTACCTGCTGCCACACGGCTTGCCGGCCGGTGATCTTGCCGGCGCGGGCCAGGTGAACGGGTTTGCGGCCAGCCATTACCGGCCGCCTTTCCGGTCGTGCGGGAAGAAGTCGCCTTTGAAGTCGGCGGCGCTGATCTGCTTGACGTTTAAACCCTGGGCTTGATTGCGGATAACGCTCAGACCGCTGACGACGCGGCGGGCAGATCCATGAGCCTTGTCAAACAGTGCCTTCAATAGATCGTCCGCAATATCGAGTTCCTTGCAGTAGACCTTGGCCAACTGGCGCGCATCACTGAGGGTCGCCGGCTCTGCTTGCGTCCAGGTCAAGACCCGGCTGTAAACGCGTTCCCAACGTTCGAGAGCTTTTGGCAGATCGGCTTCCCCGATCAACACAATTGGCGTCAAGCTGCGCTCGTAAATAGCGCGCAAGCATTCGATCATCGACTTTTTGACCAGAAAATCGGCCTCATCAATAATCAGCGGCCGGCGCGAGAGTGTCAGTTGTTCTGCAATCTGCTTGACCATCTCGGGGATGGTGCCGGCGGGCGCGACCGACATCGTCAGCAATACTTCCTGGCACAAGACCTTGCGGGTCCAGGTATCGTCAACCTGGACGTGATAGGCGCGGAACTTGTTGGCGGCATAGATCTTCGCGAAGCTCTTTCCATAGCCGGCCGGGCCATAGAAGCAGCCAAGACCTGGTGCGCCGTCCATGCGGTTCATCAGGACATCGACCTGGGTCGATAGGAGCGCAACATTGCGCAGGGGCGCGATCGTATTGACGGTCTGTGGTGCTTGTGTCATTTGTAGATACTCCAGGTTTGCGGTACTCAAAATCAGCGGCTCCGTTTTCCAGAACGGGGCCGCCGCCTTTAGGAGAACATTTCGTCTCCGTAGGTTTCGTAGAGGGCAAACATCCCTCGAAATTCGCTGCTTTGCCGATAGCCGTTGAACCAGCCGCTATCCGCGTCGGGGACCGTCAGGCCGGCATTGAGAGCGCGGTGAATGCCGATGGCTCGGCGGAAGCGCTTCATATCCTCGGACTCATCATCATGCTGTGACGCTGCCGGCGTGGCGGCATAGCCGAGGCTGGCTTCAAACTGCGCTTCCAATACAGCCATGGTCGCCGCCAGTTCGGGCGTCATCGGCCGGTCGGCTTGCAGCTCGATCGGGCTCTGGCCCAATTCGGCCAAGGCCTCTTCGCGATGCTGATCCAAGAGGGAGACACGCGATTGCGCGCGGCGCTGCAAGGCATGCTCGATCTTCGAGGCCGGTTGTTCCGCGATGACGTTGGCATCGCGACGGGCCTTGCAGATCAGGCGACCGGCTTCCAGTGTCCGCGCCCAAACATATTCACCGTTCTTGATCTCGTAGCCGACGCGGACCTTTTCACCGCCAAAGGGCACAAGCGCCTGGTCGAAGTAGCGGCCCCAAGGCAATTTGACCTCGCCACGCACCGTGGTGCGGATCTCGTAAGGCCGCGCCAGATCATCGATTGTCGATGCCGGCAGCAAGGCCGGCTCCCAGCCATTGGCGCGGAATTCCGCAAGCGCTTCGGCCGGCGACATGTGGCGCATTGTACCAGTCTGCGGGTCGCGGATTTTCTTTAGCGACCGATGCGGCTGGTTGTTATAGGCATCGACCTTGTCCTGGACCCAACCAAGGAAGTCGGACCAGGACATCATCAATAGCGATCCGCCACGCTCCCGGAGATCGGCCGCCACGCGCTTGGTGACGCGGCGGCGGGCCTCGTTGTCCATATCCCGGCCGTTATAGGTGGGGAGTTCGCGAGCGGATGACTTGAAAAGGTGCTGCAACCGCTCGATCTTGCCGCGCGCCTGTGCCCGGCCCGGCATCGAGTTGGTGATGGTGGCGCCGGCACGGGCCAGCATGCCCATATCAGCGTCCGTCATGACGGACGAATTGAGGCCGCTGCCGTTATCCATGTAGATCAGGCCGAACTGGCCAAGGTTCTGCAGCGTATCGCGCACCGCATCGGAAAACACGGTCGAGCTTTCAGCGAGGCCGGCGGCCCAACCGGGGATGTAGCGGGTGACAACATCCATCACCGAGCAAAGCTCGGGACGGAAGGGACGGCCGTGGATCGGGTGCGCGACATCGGCCTTGAAGGTGTGGCCATCGGCGGTCACCACGTGAAGCGGTTCCAGGCCATCGGTTGAGCGTCGTTTAAACGCCTTGAATTTCAGCAGGCCATTTGGCCCATGGCGGCCGCGCTCGCGATCGACGACTGACATCGATGCCAGGAATCGACGCGCCTGGTCATAGGATGGCGGAGCAACTTCCGCCGGCAATTGGCGCTGTAACTCATCGAGAACGGCGGCCAGCGACCGCTTGGTAGGGACGCGGTAGAGTTTCAAAAGATCGGCGGCCCATGCCGGCACCGGCTTTGGCCTGGTGGCATCCAGTGGCACCAGCCCATTCCAGCCGTCGCCCGCGTAGTCGGTGCGCCAGCGATAAAGCGTCCGATAGGAAAGCTGCCTGCTACCATCCTTGCCGGCTCGCGCATTGGCAACCGGCACCAAGGCCAGCAATTCGGGCCGCATCTCGCGGCTATCCGCAAGCTGGATCATGCGGCGGACAGCGCGGTCGACACCAATCAAGTCGGCGATGGTCGCCAGTTCGTTGATGATCGCGGCGCGTGCGTTGGCGCAGTTGCGCTGCCAGTCAGCAAGTAGGGTTGGATCGGTTGGCTTGTTCTGGTTGGAAGCGGTGGGCGTCGCGGCCATTTCGACGACGGCGGGAAGCGCTGCCGTCTCTGCCGATATGCACTTTAACAGGGCTTCCTTGGCCGGTTCCGGCAACACCTTCATGAGCAGTTGTGCCGGATATTCTGTGCCGCCGCCGCGCGCGGATCTGCGTTGGCCTTCCCACTGTTCGCGCTTTGCCCGCTTCACCATCGCACTGACGTCGGCTGGCATCTCCGGCAGCGCTAACGCGGCTAGCTCTGATGCGGTAAAAGCCTTCATCAATTCCCACCAACTCGCTTTTGCGCGCGCGCCATCAGCTCGTCGGCCATGCCAGTCGGCAGCACGTCCTTGTATTTGGCGAGCCGCTGCTTGATCTCTTGCTGTGCCGCCATCAATGCGCCGACTTCCGCAATCCAGGCATTCTCGCCGCGCAAGACGCGGCACCCGCAAGCTTCGGCGATGACGTCGAGAAGGCGGTAATCGTTCGTGGCCTGCACCAGCGCGGGCAGTGCCTCAAGAGGAAAGCGCCAATCTTCGGCCGACGAGGCGCAATAGCGGTCGAGCATGTTCTTGGATATTTCGCGGCCCGATGTGCGGCTCATCTGCGCCGCTATAGTGTAGCGATCGATCGTGCCGACGCCGCCGGCCTTGGCATTGGCGAGAGTGTCGGTTAAGGCTTCACGGACGCGCTGGCTAAGATCGAGGCATCCGGCATCTTGGCGCACCTCTGGTGCGGGCGCCATGAACATGGCATCAAGCGTCAACTGACGCGTGTCAGGAGTGCGCGACATGGTCGGTTTCCCATTGCTCAATTGCTTCGATCGCCGCGCGGGCGAGATCTTTGACCGTGCCGTAAAAGACGCGCGCTATGGCGTCTTCGACGAGGGCCTGTTTAGATGCCTGCCGGACGCCTTGGGGGTGTCGTCCGGCAGGCTGCTCCCGCTTGCTGGTCGACGAGGGCGATCGACCGGGGAGATGGCTTGAGGCGTGGGCCATGTTCAGGCCGCCTCTTGATTTTCACGATGACGGTCGTCCGGCCGGCGCGTACATTTCCAAGCGCGGCGAGATTGATGCCGGCGAGTCCCATCGGGGTTGTAGCGGTGCGGCCAGATATCGGCCGCAGCAATTCCCAGGAAGCCGGCAATAAGAGCCTCACCGTGCGAGTTGGGTTCGTGCAATGCGTGTTGACAGACGTGCCGGGGAAAGCCGGCGTTGAGGGCTAGCTTGGCCAGCGAGATGCCTCGCTTGCGGATGGCTGCCTTGATGTCCTCTGGATGCCAGATACGAGGTGCGGCCCGACGCATTTAATCTCCGTTTAAACCGGCCTGGCAGGGCCGGTTTTCAAAGGGTGTGAAAGTTGCTTACTGAGATAAACATGACACAGAAAAATGAGACTGTGAACATAGAAAATGATGCCAAACATATTTTGTCGCGGCATAAACAGTGCAGAGAGGCAAATACGTTTTATTTCAATATGTTAAGTGAAGTGTGGCACGCGCTAGCTGTGCCAGGGTTTGATGCCAGTGTTGGGAGATAGAACATTGGCAAACCAAGACCTTGCAGAAAGAATGAAGCTCATCCGCGATAGCTTGGGCATGTCTCAGAAAATGCTGTCATCCCGCCTCGAACTTGGCGCAACGACCTGGCAGAATTATGAGCGCGGGCTCAACTATCCGAGCGGGGAGACGCTTCTAAAACTGCGCCAGGAAGGCTTCAACCCAACCTGGATTTTGACCGGTGAGGGGCCAATGCGAATGGCCGCGAGCGGGACGCAACACACTGATTTTGATAGGGAATTATTCGCCGACTGTTTTACGGCCGTGTATGAATTACTTGAGGAATTAGGCAAGGAACGGAAAGCCGAAACCCTCATGAATTTAGCGTTTCAGGTGTACGAGATGCAGGTTGAGCAGGCGGCCAAAGGCAGCACGAAAATGAGCATGGCGGCGGTGCTGCGACTCGTGAAAAGTGCGGCATAGCCAAAACAGACATAACCAGATGTGTGCTTCGGAAAATATTTGAACACATTATGTCAATTTTGATGCTGATCGTATGCGCCTTTGGTCCTAGGCTAGCCGTCCTTTCTGGCAGCTTACAGACGACCTAAGCGAGTATATCGTGACCGACCGATCAGAAGAAATTAAGAGTCAGATCAGAGAGTTACCAGACAACGACAACGTGGATAATCGCGGGGAAAAGCGGGATAGGGGCAACCAGCCTGCGACCACAATCAACATCGACGAATTCAGCGGCTCGATGGTCATCAACATCAATCTATCCGCGCTGCTGGCGGCAACCGGCAATTGCCAGCGCTGCCCGGCCATAGACAAGGCCATCGCGGCACTCAGGCGAGGTCTGGCGATCAAGCGGGACCGGAAAACAGCCATTGTCTGCCAAAGCGAGCGCCAAAAAGGATAG